TCTGAATACTCCTTCTAAAGCACCACCTACTCCTGCACCTTCTAGTGCATTTTTAAATCTTGCTTCATACCAAGTATCATCTTGGTCACTTTCTAAATAATCTATAATTGGGTTTTCAAGTTCAGGTGCAAATTCATTAACCATATCAGCTAATCTTCCGCTATCTTGGTCAAATGCTTGAAAATCTGCAACAGCACCTTTAGCTACATTTTTAGCTAACTGTCCTGTACCTGTTACAGCTTTAACACCTTTTAATGCTCTACCACCTGTAAACCAACCTGTAAGGAATTGTGTAACTCCTTTAGTTATACCACCTGCAATAGTTTCAGGGTCTTTATCAAAATCTGGTAAGGTTAATTTATCGTCAATTAAACCTTTATCTTGTGCTTCTTTATAAGAAAGTAAATCTGGTTTTAAATCTGAGAATTGAAATTTACCATCTCCATTACCAAAACCAATACCATAGAAACCTGTCTTTTCTCCTAAAGTGTCACCAAATTGTTCTACAAGTCCTATTGAAGCCTGAACACCATCTCGAACACCATCAACTGCTGATAAACCAATGTCAGTTACTATATTTCTTGTTCTAGTGTCATCTTGTTGTTCGTTGGCCTGTGGTAATTCTTGTTGGAACTTAGGTAAAGCTAAGTATTGTTCAATTTCTTCATCATTAAACTCATTAGTATCAAACTCTACAATCTGACCATTAGGTGCAGTTTTCTCTATTATTGCCATTAATTACCTTTTGCTAATTTTATATCGTTTTGTTTTTTAAAAATTCTGTCGTATTCGTCTTGAGAAATAGTATTCTCATTTTCTCTAAGGAATTTTGCTCTTTGACCTCTAGTTAAACCATTTGGAATAATAGTTACTTTAGCTAAATCTATTTTAAGTTCTGGGTCACCTGCTCTATTTTCTGGTTTAGCACCACCTCTATTTGTTTTAGTAGGTCTTTTAGTTTCTGGTTCTTTTGGTTTTAAATCTTCCTTATTAGCTTTTACTTTACTTTGCTTACCACCTTTTTGTGTTGGTGTGCTATCAGTACCTTCACCAGTAGTAACTTCACCATCAGTTAATTTGACTTCATCACTAATAGCAATTTCTAAAACTTTGTCGTATTCAGTTTTTACATATTTTTCAAAAGCATCTTTTCTGTCAGTAGGATTATCAAATTTATCTACTGGGTGATTTTCAAGCCATACTTTCATATTAGCTTCAAACTTTTTATGTTCTAATGGACTTATTTTAGATAAAGCATATTTAGTTTTATTTGTAGATTTTGTAATTGTTTCAATTTCATTTTTCCAATGTTTGTAATAACCTGAAGCTAACAATCCATCTTTTTGTGTATATTGAAATGCTTTCAACTCAGTACTTAATTCTGAATATTTACTAGACTGCATATTTGGAATGTTTTTTCTTAAAAATTCTTTTGCTTCAGATATTTTATTTTCTTCTAATAATTTATAGAAGTCTTCTTCTACTCTAGGGTCTGTTTGACTATCGAAACCTTGTTCTCTTACTTCAAACTCTTTAAATATTTCAGCTTTTCTATTGTTTGAGAAATTTTGATATTCTGGGTCTAATATTGCTTCAGAAAAAGTATCATACTTATTAGCAAAATCACTTGCTTGTAATTTATCATTACTTTCTTGTAATTGTAATTTTGTATTATCGTCTTTTTCTTTTTGTAAAATTCTAGTATCAATATTTTCTTTAAGAGCATCTAAATCATTCTGTAAACCTTTTACACTTGATAGATTGCCTGTTCCTAATTTTAAATAATTAGGTAAATCTCTAAGTAATCTTTCAGCAAACTCTAGGTCACCTGTAGTTTTTGACCAGTCACTTAAACTTTCTAATAAATATTTTTGTGCAGTTGAATTTGATAATCCATTTTTAGTAGCATCTTGAACAAACGCTGATATGTCAGCACCTATTTCTTCATTACTTCTATTTTTATCAAACTTACCTTGAATACTTTCTTTAAAACCTCTTTTGTAGTCTTCACCAATTTTAGACATTTGTGAATTGACATGAGTATTAAATAAAGAGTTTCTTGTTTTAGATGTTTCACTAAAGAAACCTTTTTCTAATTGTAGTGCATCAAACGCACCTAAATTGTTTTCTGTAAGAAAGTTTTTTAATTCATCATTATAAAATTTATCAAATGCTTGTGGGTCAGGATTATCTAACACATTCATTTCAGCATATTTTTGATAAATATTTGCTTGAAATTCTTTAGCTTTTTTATTTAATGTTAATTCTTTATATTTTTCTTGAAAGTATGGGTTAGCTTCTTTAGGTATTTCACCTCTTTTTACAGCATTATTAAAACCGCTTCTATTCTTATTAAACTGCTCTATTGCTTCTGCTTCATTTAATTCTTTTTCTTTCTTTTCAGCAGAAAGTACCATTGCTGTACCTGCACCATTTACAAAATTATCTATAGACCTAGTAAATATAGCTACTGATTTATCTACTGGTGCTTGTTCAGGTCTATAAAATAAATTAAAATCTGTAGACCTTACTTCAGGTAATTCTGCTTGAAGGTTTAATTTTGTTTCTTTTCTAGCCATTAAATGTACCCATCACTATAGCCTTGTCCTGAAGAACTACTGGAAGTACCATATTTATTTTTTTGTCTATTACTTAAAAGGCCAGACTGTTCTTTTTGAAATTCCATTCCATAATAAGTGTTAGCAACATTACCTACTGCTGAAGCAAATAGCATTGCAGGATTGGGCGCTTGTACGTAAGTTGATTGACTTTCTTGACCAAATTGAATGGCTTCTAAATTTCTTTCGAATTGTGAAATATTAATATTTAAGTTTCTAGCTAGTGATGCTTTGTAATTTCCTTCAGTTCTATAAAAATCTGCTAATAAAGCATTAGTAGAACCTGTCATTGCTACCCCTGCTCCACTTGCACTTGCTCTAAATTCTGCTCTAGCTTTTCTACCTTTTAATGTAGCATCAAAACCTTTTTGACTTGATTGTTTTGCTACTTGTCTAATTTTTAATTGTTCAGACGCATATCTTTGAAGTGCATTTCTTCTTGCCAATTCATTTTGTCGTCTTTGTCTTGCCTGAGCATTTTTTTGCTCTTGCTTCTGTTGCTTAAATTGTAAGTAAGAAGAACCTGCACTTGCTATAGTTAAGGCTACTTGTGGTGGTACGCACATAATTTTATAAACTCATAAAAAGGTTTTTGATTAACTCCATAATTGATTTTCCGTAAAAATTTAAAACCACACCATTTTAACCAACGTAAATGTAATTCATTTCTACAATCTACGAAGTTCCAAAGTAATTTATATTTGTGATTTAAAAGATTAACTATTTTTCTACTCTCTCTTAAAAAAGAGAAGCGTATTCTTTTTATTTCAGGTGTAGCTAATAACCAAATAGCACCATCATTTGAAACACCAAAGATACCTACAGGTATATTTTTAGTATCAACTATAGTTAAAGATATGTCTGAACAATTAAAACATTCTATTAATGCTTTGTGTGGTGCTAATCCAACACTATCTAATATTTCTCTTTTATCTTCAAACCTTAATCTTGGTGCTAAATAATTTATATCTTTTAATATAGTTTTTCTAATACCATTAAACTCTTGATGAAGCGGTAACATAGTATCCTTGCCAACTTGCGTTGATAAAATTTGATGGTAAATGACTATCGTTTTTTAATTTAATTGTAAGTTTGTCATTTTCAGATTGAACTGCGAAAGTGTAATCTCCATCTTCAAGGTTTACTGTGCCTAATAATCCTGTACCGGTAATTGTTCCTGTGTATGTAGTAGTAGAAGTATTTCTACCTACTGGTATTACTTCTGTAGTAAAAAAACCAGTATCATTAAAAGAAACATTCCAATTTCTTATTTGTAATCTACCTTCTTTTACTGAAATTCTTGAGCCTTGTGTATCTGCTACTTGTATAAATTGCTGTGAAAATTGAAATAAAAATTCATATTGTTCACCTATAAAATAATTCTGTGCAGTTATATCACCTGAAACAACAATAGATGTACCAGATTGAGATACAGTTGGTATTTCTTGTCCTGCTTTATTTGATGCACCACTTCTTCCTACAACTTTTATTGTATTAGTTTTAGTGTATGGAAGTGTAATTGTAGTTTGATTAGTTCCTGCATTATAATTTTCAGTAATCTGAGTATTATTAAGTTTTCTATCTAAGTGTGTTAAATAAGTTTCACCAGTATCAGTAAGTGCAGGTGATATATCCATTTTTTCTAAATAAACACCATCACTTCTTTGGTTGATTATAAATAATTCATTTTCAATAAAATCAATATTTAAAATATTGTCAGTAGAAGATGTTCCTAAAATCCATTTACTCCATGCACTTTGTAATCTTCTATTTTGACTTACATAATATTGATAAACATACATAGCATTAGGTTCATCTGAACTTAAAGCTACTAAAATATTTTCATTGGTAGCACTAGAAAATTTAAAAACATTAGCAGGTATATATTTAGGAACATTAGCTGTAATATCATCAGCTTGTTTTGTATCTGTGTCAGACGCAATAAAAAGTTCCCTAACACCTGTAAAATTTCCTTTATTAAAACCAAAGTAAACATTACTTCCTGCTCCAACTGGTTTAATGTTTTTATCTGTTTCAAATTCTGTTGTAACATTAATTGATATATTTTTTGAAGTTAATGTTGAACCACCACTTAATATAAACTGTGTTTGGTCTGAAAACAAAAGTAGTTGTTCATCAAAACTTATAGCGTGTCTAAGGATTGAGACTTTGGTGTGCGTACTCGCTACATCAATGGGGTCTGTATCTAATGTTTGAGTAATAGTTTCAGGAAAGAACTCATAGTACTCTCCACTTCTTGACATAATAACATTTTCATCAGCAAGAAAACCTAATCTATTTTTATGAAAAAATATGTCGTTTAATTTTCTTCCTATAAATGTTGGGTCAGGTACACTATTTAAATCCCCACAAATCCTATCTCCCCATGCAGGTACACTTTGTGCTAGTAGGCTACCACCACCTAAATGAATACTATAACCCTGACCATTTACTTGTGTAAATCTAAAATTTCCATCAACAGTACGAATTAATACATGTGGCATTGTAGAAACGTCAAAAGATGTAAATTGACTGGGTGCTACTGTTTCTTGCCATAACTGGTCAGCACTTATAAATTTTACATAATAATCATCAAACCCATTATCACTATCTCCAGTAACCTGAACAACTTGATTATTAATTGCAGGTACAGGTAAATCAGAAAAGTTAGAAACTTTATCTTTTACTACTTGTGAAGCATCATCACCAAAACCATCTGACGCTGATACTGTAAGAGTTCCAGTAGATTTTACTATTGAAAAACTTGAATTTCCTACATTTGCAAAAGTTATATTTGAAATAGAACCACAAGCTGATTTAACACCATCTCTAATATCGTCTGTTTTTGTGTTACTAGAGGTAAAATTAAATGTATTACCATCAATAGTAATTGAATATTTTGTACTATTTACGCCTTGTAATACTGAATAAATTGCTTGTTCTACTTTAGCAGTACTTTGCGTTGTAGCCATTTGAGTGACTTTTTCT